CAACGATCTTACGGAATGCATCTGAGATGAACTGCTGTACGAAGTTGTCGTTCCCATGGATAGGAAAGTTATCAACGTCTTTGTATCGTTTGATGTAGGCCTGAGTCTCCATCATCGTACCAGGCATCATCTCTTCAAGGTAGCCTCCATCAAGAGCTCGATACTTACTCTCGGTAGGACTGTTAACATATAACGTGGGACGGTACTGAATCTTCTCTTGAAGTCTCAGTCCATCTTTGTATCCACGAAATAGAATGTAGTCGCCATTGCGACAAACGTCAGTGTAGAATGCTTTGCTCATTCAGCAATTATACTACAATTTTACTTTGAGGGGCAACGATTCCGCCAAACATTTGTTTGTGTTGATTGATAAACTCATTACGGGGAGTTGCAATGAAAATAAACTTCTCTTTGCTAATCTCTAATGAAACATCTTTGTCACAAAACATTGCGTATGGTACAAACTGAACAGATTCTTGAGATGAGGGGATGATAACTACAGCATCTTCCATGATAATGTTATCTTGGCCAACTGTAACTTTACAGAGGACATCTTCACCGGTAATCATTCTTACTACTTTAATATCAGACATAATATCTCCAAAGGATGAGCCCCCGAAGGGGCTCGATTATTTAACCGAAGAACTCATCGTGTTCTTCTGGTGTGTAAGGCCACATTGTATTAGTCCTTCTTAGTTACGAACTTATACAACTCTTCAGCCTTTTCCATGATTTCTTGAGGTTGATACATTTTAGGTGTATACTTTTCCATTACCTCAGTCATGTCTTTAGATTGCTCTTTAGCATTATCTATCATGGTCCAGTACTGCTGTTGGGCCATGTCATACTGACGGTCCATCAGCTCTTTGGCCATTGCAAGTACATCGAAACGAATTTCAAAGGGATTTTTGTTGGACATAATAATGTCTCCTATGTGTGTATGTGTTTAAAACAGACTTATGTCTGACTTGTGCATTCCCAATGCTACAAAGGATAATCATTAAGATTACTCCTAAGTTGAATTAGGTACGCTCCTTTACGACATCACCCATTATTTGTTGGATGATATCATGATGCGACATATGTTTAAAGTCTTTATTAAAGTTCTTTAAATGAATCGCAGTCTCTGTTGCCGCCTGCATTTGGCGAGCATATACGAACGCATCATAGATACGAACGAAAAAGTTACCTACTGGGCTCAGTGCTTCTTTCAGTGAGAAGGACGGCTTCCGGATCTCCGGTAATCTTGTTACTTGTGTTGTCATGTGTGACTCCTCGTGTATTTGAATTAATATCAATTGTACGAGGACGCATTTCTTCTGGGACGACTACTTCTAATTCAATAGCAAGTATGCCATCTGTAAGATCTGCTCCGTTTACTTGAACATATTCCGACAGACGGAAAGTACGTGTAAACTTCTTGGTTGAGATACTCTTGTGGATATATTCTCTTCCACGATTCTCATGCTTTCCTGTTACCTTCAGCGACCTATCCTTTACCTCAATCTCTAGCTCATTGCGAGCAAAGCCAGCTACTGCCAACTCAATTAGATAGTTGGTATCGTCTACCTTGACGATGTTATGTGGGGGATAGTTATCGTTTGCATGTCTCGCAACACGGTCGAGTTCATCAAATAAATGATCAAACCCTACAAACGCTGAACGTGGAAATAATGCATGTACACCTTGTGCTGTCATAAAGACCTCCTATTTAAAGCAAGGTTATGTTACTAGGACCCGGCCAATCCGGCATCCGATTTTATTTATAAGAAATCAGGGATTTCTTGAGTATTCATCTGCACACTTCATGCTACAAAATTGTACCCAAGCATGCAGAATGAATTGTTTAAAAGTCTTACCGCAGTTAAGACATTTCTTTTCTGGATTATTCATTCTTTAAGAATTTTTCCGTGTATTCGTTACCATCATAACATCCGCCATAAAAAACTAAACCATCTTGACTAGCAAACTTAAATTCAAAGTTTTCATCTACTACATCCGGATTAGTACCATCATTGGCTATGATATTAACAAAGTCCCCACATGCTTCATGGCTTTCAAATAATGTTTCGCTTATCTCTGGACCTGTAATCATTTGAGCATTTAAACTCATAGTAAAAAAAACCAGAGCTATGCTATTCATTTTCCCACTGCGCTTTAAGTCGAGTGGCCTCATCTCCTGTACTTACTAATTGTTGGCGAACAACACTGCCATCCATTAACATTTCTTGAACTACAAACTTATCAGGAGCCTCAGCAACTTCACTGAGGAACTTGCTAATAGTGACTACTTTTTTCGACCGATGTTGTACTTCGCTTCCAAATTCCATTCATCTTTCTCCTTGTGAGGCAAGATCTTTATTTGTGACAAAGGTGCAATAGGTTCAGCACTTTTGCTTTCATCTACGAGACCAATAAGTCCCCATTCATTTAACAAATTAGCAATAGTGTTCCTTCTTGATTGGTCTGCCTCATCAAAGTTAGTAGGCTTTCCATCTAAGGCAAACAATTCCTTAAAATGAACAATATAGTATTTTCCCTGCTTATGCAGGATATGACAACTCTGATACAGAGTTTTATCTTTACGAGATGCAATTCCGATACGAGTAAGAGTTTCTCGTACTTTTAAAAAATCATCTTCATTGTTTAATGTTACTTCAACCATCGTTGACAAATCCACCATTCTTCGTACCGCCTTTAGAAAACGAGTCTTTAATTGTTTTTATATCGTCTTGTGAAAGTAGGTCGATGATATCGTTGGCTTTGTCATAACTATATCCAAAGTATTCCATGACGGCCGTCAAATCATCATTACGCTCACTCTTCGCCCACTTGGCGAATCTTTTTCTTTTACGGATACTATTTAGTAAAAACTCATATTGGAGTTTCTTATCAGTATGGTGTCGCATGTTCATCTCATTAGCCAAACGGACTGTATCTATAAACTGAGACAGTCCTTTATTGACAACATAAGGAACATACTCCTTCTCGTCATGAGAAGTAACCATGACATTCTCTTTAGTATGGTTGATACTATTGAGGAAGTCAAATGGATTCATTATTACGTCTTCTTAGCTCTTCAGCCATTTCATGTAAGTCTACGTTCATTGCCACTCCACATCCATCATTAACTCTGTGAAGCATGCTACGTTGTTAATTTCATGATCAGCAACAAAAGCAGACTTATATTGGTAATCTGCAAGAGTAACAACCAATTGAGGAATTCCTGATGGTTTGACATGCGTTGACGCAGAATCGTAAAGTTTTCGGAAAAGTATTGAAGTTTCGATATCATTGTTTTGAGCCACCCATTTTCTCATCTCTTCAAACTTCTTGTTCTTGAGAAGTTGAATAAGATCGTCTATGTTAGAGTCTTTTCTGACAAAGATACCTGAATCAATCTTGCCTGTTGCACCGTATCTCTGCAGTTCGTTTAAGACTCGTCTAAAGTCAGGAAAGTAGTTTTGAATAACATCAGCTACTACTTTCTTATCGAACTGTACATTCTCTGTATCTAAGATCTGACATACACGTTTAAAAAACTCTGTAGCCATAGCGACCTTTGATTCTTTCGGAATAGCAAAGTCGATAACACTGCATCGAGAATGTAACGGCTCGATGATCCGATTCTTGAAGTTACAAGTAAGGATGAACCCACAGTTCTTACTAAACTCTTCCATAAAGTTACGGAGGGCTGGTTGAGTAGACTGTGGATTCAAATAGTCTGCCTCGTCGAGTATCACATACTTGCGTGAGGAGGAGAATGATACCGTCGAGGCAAAGTCTTTAATTTCTGTTCTAAGAGTGTCGATGTTACCATTCATCGACCCGTTAATGACAATATAGTCGCAACCAAGCTCCTCCAGGATTGCTTTAGCGACTGTCGTTTTTCCAATGCCCGGACCACCGGACAGCAAGAGGTTAGGCACTTGTCCTTGGTCAACGAACACTTGTAAAGTTTCTCGCAAAGAGTTCGGGAGGACTGTCTCCCGAACTGTCTTTGGCCTATATTTCTCAACCCATAAAAAGTCATCTTTCATTCTTCAAAGTCACTCTCAATTCATCATGTCCATTTTTTAAAGTATGAACTACATAATCATCTATTTTACATCTATCAAGATGTTTAGTCAACATATCAAGCCACCATTGTGGCTCTTTAATGATAATATGAGTGTTACGACCGTCAGGAAGTTTCTTTTGAGCTGGATAGCATGCAATGACCATATAAGCATGACCATCGATTAACTTATCCATTCCCTGAATAATTTCCGCTAGATATTCTAATTCAAGATGTTCCATCACATCAAGGCAGAACATTAAGTCATACGACTGAGTTGGATACTGTTGATACTTTTCTACAGCTGGA